TGTGCCTTAAGATAATTAATAACTGAGTTGCCAAGCCATCCTAAAAATAAAGTTGTAAATGCAGACTCAACTCTGCTAAAAAGGCTACCAACTTTATTCTGAACCGCTAAAACAGGTGATGACAAAGAATTTTCGATTCTTTGCTCTAATTCACCCTCTTTACCAATGGCAATTCTTCTTTCTGAAAGTCTTTTTTGATTTTCTCGTTCTGCATTAAGTCTCAGTTGTTCTGCTGATGACTGTTGCTGAACAGTTTGAGAAATTGTATTGACGTTTTGTGATAATGAAGAAAGTTCTCTTGAAATCCCTTCAAGTTGATTCTGAAGAGAAGTAACAGAAGTTTGACCGCCTTGAATCAGAACATTTTGATAATCATCTGCACGGGTCTTTTGTGCATTAAGATTTTTCTGTTCGTTGATAAATGAATTGAATGCGGTTATATTGGCGCTAATATTTTCTCTGGACCCTCTTGATAAAGGAGATCCAGTTAGAGGGACAATATTGTTTGCTGCCTCAGCCATTTTTACTGTTCTTTAGATTTTCTTCTTCGATATACTGTTCAAGAAGAGAGAGATAAACTTCTCTTTCCCAAGGCATCATATTTTCTAGTTCTGTCAAGCTATATTTATGATGCTGCATGAGGGCAAAATTAATCTTATAATATGAGGCAAGATCCTCATGCGACATCGCTAGGCGAAAAAACTTGTTAACCCCTCTAAGACAACCTCACTTTCAACCTGAGTATTTGGATTCTTAAGTTTAACGATATGGGAAAGTTTAGGCATTGTATCAAAAAACTTTTCAATATCTTTGAATTGTTTAGAAGTAAATTGTTCAACGAATTCTAAAAGTTCTTTCTTTGTTACATCCGATGCCGCCCAAGACTCTTCTTCAGAATAAACTTGCTCAATACATGATGTAATCATATCAAAAGTGTCATCAACACTTACGCCCGTAGTTTGTGAAAAATTATTCTTAATAAACTCTTGCATTGATGGATATTTCATTCTCAAAGTATAATCACTATCTAATTTAATATCTCTTGTGTGCTCCTCATTATAGGTTATATTAATATCATCAATATCAATGCTCACAGGAACCCGAGTTTGATTATCATCTGGACAAGTAATTAGAACATCAATATTTTCTCCAACAGACTTTCCCCTAATATTAAGGAACATATATTCAATATCAAAGGTTGCCAGGTCTGCAACTTTGATTCCCTTTGTGAGGATACAGTTTGAAATTACAGTTTTTACTGCTTCTGCAATCTGTTTTGGATCTTCACTTTCCATTGCAAGAATTAAGATTTTTTCTTCCTTTACAAGAAAAGGACGATACTTGATTGTTTTTTTAATTGAAGGTATTTCCAACTCAAATGTGGGAGTCGCAATCTTTGGTAATGGCATAATAACCTATAAATTAGTTAGTCAGTAAAATTATTTATGGGAGTAATCCAGGAATAACACTAGCAATATCTAACAGACCTTGTGCTTCTGCCACTGATCGTGTCAATCCAGGTACATTATTATTATCATTCCCCAATATAGAACTAATGCTTGAACTCCGTCCAGCGATATATCTATCATAATAGAAAGTTACATTAACTTTCAATAGATCTGATGGACCATAACTGACACTTGGACTATTCATCAGAATTGGATATAACCCTCTAAAATTATATTCGATATTTCTTTTGTAATCTCTTTCAAATTTAATAATTTTTACACTATTTGCTTTATAAAAATCTGGATATTGCATTCTTGAAAAATAATTATCAAGTTGAGTATTTATTCCACCCTGTTCACCCTTCAATCTCTGAGGATTGGTAGAACCACTAGAAATAAATTCCATCCAACTTTCAAAAAATATCAGATTTTTATAATCACTATCGACATAAAATTCTAAAGAAATTTGCTGATACTGTTTAGTATGTGCAAAATGTTCTGTCATTCCTGTATATGCCCCTGTTACATCTGCATTTGCTAAGGATGCAGTTGGTAACGATGCAGAAGAACATAATAATCCAGAGTCTTCAGCAATAAACCTTGAGTTTACTCCCTTATTCCCCAAATAACGTCTTAGTTGAGGGGGAAGACTACCAAACTTAACTTCATAATGGGAAGTTTGTGCTAGTTTTGTAAATAGTGGTTTTATATCAGATATTTTCCTTGGTCTTGATACTGACACTCTAAATACCTTATACGAGTCTTATGTTATAAAGTATTTAGATGTCATATAAAGGAAAATTTCAACCCTCGTATCCTGAAAAATATAAAGGCAATTCCCGTAATATTATCTATCGTTCATTATGGGAAAGAAAATTTATGGTATATTGTGATAAAAATACCAATATTCTAGAATGGGGAAGTGAGGAAATTGTATTGCCCTATCGCTCTCCTTTAGATAATAAAATACACAGATACTTCCCCGATTTTTACATCAAAGTTAAGGAGAGTAATGGACAAATTAAAAAATATCTAATTGAGATCAAACCTAAGAAACAAACAATAGAACCAAAAGTTCAAACTAAAAAAACAAAAGGATATGTCTACGAAGTCGTAGAATATGCAAAAAATCAGGCAAAATGGAAAGCAGCGACAGAATATTGTGAAGACCGCCAATGGACATTCAAGGTTCTTACGGAAGAAGATTTAGGAGTCTGAAATGCCAAGAAAAACTCTAAAACAAAGGCAATCAGAGAATCAAGAGAAAGGTAAAAAAACAATATCAGATACTGATAATAATCGTATTCGTGATATTGTAGAGAACTTGATAGGAAATGAAGATCCTGATGATTTGATGCAGGAAATAATTGAGGCATTAACAGAAACTGAATCTAGACCATCTTCTATTGGACAATATTATACTTTTTTTTATAATCCAAAGACACCAGGGATATTTTATGATGAATATCCCCTAGTGGCAATAACTGATATATTTTCTTGGGGATTTAGAGGAATTAATTTTCATTGGGAAGGGATAAGACAGTATACATGGGATGAAATCAACGGTGAATTATATAAAATTAGATTAGAAGAAATAAAAGATATGAGAACTATTCCATATGCAAAAATCAAGATAAATAATTAAAAAAGATAAATGAGCTTCCCACCAGGACTACTTCCACCAGATGAGGCCAATATTGTTGTCACAGACAAAAAGGGCAATGTCATACAATCACCAGTTGGTTCAGATTCCAAGTCCGCCAATGCCCCTAACAAAAAGAAACCAAGTAATAAGATTGAAAGTTATAGATATCCATACAAGAAACTGTTAGACAATGATGACTATCTGAAAATTAGTATAATGGATTATAAGCCACCTGGATTTGCATCAGGTTTTGTACAGCCAACTGCAGATACTCAATATGGAAACAGTAAAACTAAAGTTATAATCCTCTTACCAATCCCACAATCAGTATCATCATCAAATTCAACTTCTTGGAATGGAGACACCATGGGTCCACTTGAAGTTGCGGCTCTTGGTGCTGCTGGAACGATAATTGAAGGGGGAGGTTTGAGTGGTTTGAAAGAAGTTGCTGGTCAGGCAGCAGCGGCTCTAACTGGTAGTAGTCTTGCACAAAAAGCAGGTCAGGCAGTGTTAGCACAAAAAGCAGTCAGTGGACTATTTGGCAACGAATCAGGTGGTGCTGGAGTTCTTGGTAGAACCACTGGTGCAGTATTCAATCAAAATATTGAATTACTTTTTCAAGGTGTAAGTTTAAGAGAACCATTTTCCCTTGGATATGATTTGACTCCAAGAAACAAAAAAGAGTCTGATGAAATTAAAAATATAATTAGAGTATTCAAAAAACAAATGTCTGGGAGAAAAGGTGGTCAAGGAGCTGGTCAAGGAATTTTTATCAAGTCTCCAAGCGTTTTCAGATTAGAATACAAAAGCGGCAAAATAAATCATCCATATCTAAACAGATTTAAGATATGTGCCTTAACATCGATGTCAGTTGATTTTACTGGATCTGGGACTTATGCAACTTATTCTGATGGAACTCCAGTACACCTAAAATTAGGTCTAGGATTCCAAGAACTAACACCAATTTATGCTGAAGATTATGATACTGAAGAAGGTAAACTAGGAACAGGATACTAATGAGTTACTTCAGAGAGCTTCCAGATATTGAGTATCAATCACCACTATCAAATAGAATATCTTCGGATGATTATGTAAGAGTAAAAAATGTTTTTCGTAGAGTCAAACTACGCGATGATCTACAAAATGTGTTTACTCTCTTTCAAAAATACGACATTCCTCAAGGAGCAAGACCTGATACTGTTGCTTTTGAATTATATGACAATCCTGGGTATGATTGGATTGTATTGACTATTGCAAATATTACAAATGTAAGAAATCAATGGCCACTTTCAAGTGAAGAATTATATCAATATTCACTAGAAAAATATGGTGAATTAAGACTTAACAGCGTTCATCATTATGAAACAAAAAGAGTAGAAGATTCAAAGAATCGTTTGATAATGCCCGCTGGACAAGTAGTGGATTCTAATTTTTCAATCCGAAATCCAGAGAGTCCCTTGGAAATATTATATCCTGTTATTGGGGTTACAAATTATGAATATGAAACAAGACTCAATGATAAGAAAAGATCAATATTTGTTCTACAAAGGACATATATTCAAACTTTTATCAATGATACAAGAAGCATTATGACATATGGCGAATCTTCTCAATTTGTAGATGATAGATTGATACGAACAGAAAATACAAGAAATACTATTCTATAAAAGATGAAGGGGGCGGATGCCCCCAGTTTATCAGTCTTCGGCAAGACGGGCGAAGTAGGACAGTGCATCATCATCATCCTCCTCCACAGGTGCCGCAGCACGACGGGTGGGTTTCAGACTAGACAGTTCTTCACGAAGATCATCGTCCAGTTCCTTTACAGAACCACGAGTGTTGTCTTCATCG